ATCGGATCTATGACGGCGCAAATAGCGAGATGATTACCGTTTCACCGTCTTACGTCTACGGCTCTAGCACCATTTTAACGGCCTCTGCGCTGTCATACAGCCACGCAAGCGGGGTTGCTATAGGAAATCTACCAACCGCAATTAAACAAGCCACAATCCTTGTTACAACGGCTATGCTCAAGATACGCGGCGATAGTTCTATGACCATGAGTATCACTACTGCGCCTTCTAAAAACTTTATTGGTTCAGACCGTTATGGATCAGAGATTGCTCTGGCTCTACAAATGGTTCAACTTTACCGCAGGATCAGATAATGGCAGGGCGTACTGGCGTACGGGCTACGCTGGCTTCATTTCTAGCCACGCCTCAGATCCCTACCCTCAATCAGGTGCTTACTTCATTCCCAAAGCGCATAAACTTTCAAACAAACGCAACCGCAGGTCAATTAACTCGATCTGCTGTTGTTGTATTTATCGCTACCGAGAACGAAACACGTCTGGCTATTGGTGGTGCGACAAGCGGCTGGAAGCGCGTAGATTACACAGTGATACTTCAGGTCTATTCACATTCGTTACATAGAAACGCTGAAGATGCTATGACTGATTTTGATACACTCATTGATAACATCAAGACACGTCTACGATCTAACCACAACTTTGGAGATCCAACTGGCGTATTGGTTTGGCAGGGCGCTGAACCAGTGATCGCCGCGCGTTACGGCGAGCCTTCAACCAATGAAAGCGGCGCTACGGAAACTTTTGCTGAGATAGAATTCGCAGTAACAGAAATGATCCAAGCATAGGAGAAATGATGAAAGTAACATACAACGGAACTGATGAAAGAGTGTTCCCTACGCTTGGGATCACAGTCAAAACAGGTGATGAGTTTGACGCACCAGAAGGATTTGAACACCCAGATTACTCTGTAGGTTCAAAGCCATTTTCAAAACCAACAACAACCCCGTCTGCCGCGTCAGACCCAATCGCAAGTGAGGTGAAGTAATGTCCGTACAGCAATCCAATCGCTCGTACCTTGGTATCGCTAAAGAAGTGACCAAAGGTACAGCAGTAGCGCCAACCGATTTTATCCCAGTAATGAAAGACAGCGTAAAACCTGCCGACATTATTGATCCACTATACGACAACGGCCTTCGTGGTTCAAACGTAGTCAATTACAACTACATTCCAGGCCGCAGTCGTTCAACATTTGATTTTTCAAGCGCTGGATTTGCCGACACAATCGGTTACGCATTGACAGGTCTACTTGGAACAGTAGCAACAGTAGGCGCGTCAGCACCTTACACTCATACAATTTCATTAAAAAACTCAGCAGTAGCAGCCGCAGATGATCAACCAATCTCATACACATTGACTGATTTCTACGCCGCAGCAGTTCGCGCATACCCAGGTTGCCAATTCTCTGATTTTTCTTTGAAGTTCAGCGCAGACGGATTACTTGAATATGACGCAAAGACAACAGGTTGGATTTCAGCAAGTGCTTCCACTCCAACACCTACATTCTCGACAGTGCTTCCAACGCCTGTTTGGAACGGTACTGTCACAATCGGTGGTACAGCCGTATCAACAGGTATGACTGGCAACATTGATATGAAGCGCAACGTCACATCTGTCTACGGTATCTCTAACACCCAATCACCTTTTAACGTATTTCTTGGGCCATTAGAAACCACAGGCAAGGTTACGTTCATCATGGAAGATAACACTGAATTGACTCGCTACTTAACCAACACTCAACCAGCAATCGTTTTAGATTGGCAAACTGGTACAGGTGCGGCATTGACTCAGATCTCAGCAACAATCACAAAGGGCGCATACACAGCGGCAGTGATTGAGCGCGGTCAAGACTTTGTTCAGGTCACTGTAGATATCAACGCGCAGGGTAATACAACTGACGTTGGATCAACAGGTGGCTACGGCAATATCAAATGGACACTAAAGAACGCTAAGGCCGCAAGCACTTACGCGTAAATAAACTTGAGTAGGTGGGGTCAGGTTGATTGCGACTGCCTTCCCGCAATCCCGCCCACCTACTCTTTTTTTGTTATGATAAACGGAAGGCAAACAAACAGGAGGCAAAATGTCAAAGAAAATTACACTACCGTCAGGCGCTTCAGTAACACTGAAAGATCCTTCTTTATTGCGTATCAAGGATCGTAAACGCGTATTGAAATCTGCTGAGTCAGAAGGCGGCGATCTAAGCAGGGCTATGGCTCTTGGTGACGCTCTTATTGCTATGCTGATTGAGGATTGGTCACTTGATTTGATTATCCCGTCAGTCAAAATTGACTCGCTTGATGAATTGACTATGGCGGACTATGACGCGCTGGTTGAAGAAACCAAAGACGCACAAAAGTATTTGTTCCCTAACGTCACAGACGAAACGGGCGATTCCGACCCAAAAGTAACTACCGAAAACTCCAACGGCTAAAATGGCTGTTAGAGGGTAGTCACCGTCACCACGATTTAGAGTATCCAGATCAAGAGTGGTACTACTTTCAAATGGCGGATAGGTTTGGTTGGACACCTGAACAGGTAGATAACCTTCCTGCGAATACCGCAGACTGGATAATGGCGATTGCTATTACCGTAGATCAGGTCAAGGCAGAACGGCAAAGTGAATAATGACTATTAAAGTCACAAACCTTGCTGAAGTCTTGGCTGGTTTCAATTTAACCGAAAAACAAATTGATCTTGCGGCAATGATTGCTACAAACCAGACCGCACTTCAAGTAGAAGGCCAAGCAAAACGCAACGCCAACACAGGCGCTCACTCTGCTAATACTGGTCACATACAAGGTACTGGCCCTGGCCCAAACGTTGTTACAGGTAACCTAGTAAATCGTATTGTTGCTCAGCGACCAGTTAAAGGTTTTGCTGGATACACTGCTGAAATTTCATCATCGGCCGAATACGCGCGCGCAGTTGAATTGGGAAGCCCACGGTGGAAATCAGGGGTAAAATACCCTTACATGGAACCAGCGGCGCGCAGTTTGATACAAAACGGTACGCTTAACAGGATCTTTACTGGAGCATTTATAGCAGCGATTGGGGGGTCAAGATGAGTTCAATCCCACCAATTCTGGTCAGACTAGAAGCAGACATCTCAAACCTCAAAGCAGGTTTGGCTCAGGCTGAGTCTGGCATTAAGAGTATTGACAATAATGTAAAAACTGCTGGCGCTGGCATGACCAAATTTACAAGCACACTCAAGTCTGTTGGCGCGGCTATGGGTGTTGCTTTTGCTGGACAACAATTAGCGACTTTCGCAAAAGACTCAATCATGGCGGCAAGCGACATGAACGAATCTATCTCCAAGGTGGCCGTAGTTTTTGGCGATACTGCTGACGCTGTATACAAGTTTGGTGAAACAGCCGCCAAAAGTATGGGTATGTCAAACCAACAGGCTCTTGAAGCCGCTGGTACATACGGAAACCTATTTCAAGCACTAGGCGTTACAAAAGACAAGTCGCAAGAAATGTCGCTATCAATGGTTCAGTTAGCGGCTGACTTAGGATCTTTCAACAACATGAGCACTGAAGATTCGCTCAATGCTTTGCGTTCAGGTTTGTCTGGCGAAACAGAGCCATTAAAAAGATTTGGTATCGCACTCAATGACGTGACTTTGAAAAACAAGGCTATGGAAATGGGCTTTGGCAAGATCAAGGGCGTAATGGATCCTGCTATCAAGGCGCAGGTAACTTATGCGCTTGTCATGGAACAAACCAAAAAGGCTCAGGGCGACTACCAACGTACCTCACTTGGTACAGCCAACTCAATGAAAACATTATCGGCTCAATTTGCTGACGCAAAAGTTCAAGTAGGAAACGCACTATTGCCGGTATTTAATCTACTTTTGAAAGCAGTGGGTCACTTAATCCCGCTATTGACTTCAACGGCTAAATTCATAGGCGACAATAAAAATGCTATGGCTACTTTTGCTGTTGTCTTGGGAGTGGGTGCGGCCGCATACGGTATCTATGAACTAGCAACCAAGCGCGCGATTATTCAAGAGCGAATTTTTCAAGCGCTTCAAAAGTTGAATCCAATGATGTTGATTGTGACCGCTGTTGCTTTGTTAGCCGCAGGTATGGTTGTGCTTTGGAACAAGAGTGAAGCCTTTAGAAAAATTGTAATAAACATAGCCCAAGTCGCAATCAAGGGTTTTGGTTACATTATCAGCCTAGTTGGACTCTTGGCTACTGGCTATCTTAAACTTGTAACTGGCCCAATGCGTCTATTCCTTAAGGGCTTAGATCTTATGGGCGTGTCTGGCGCTGGAACTGTCCTCAAAGAAATCAATGGCGCGATAGACAAGACAGGTAACTTTTTTAAGTCAGCCGCAGGTAAGGTCACAAGTTTTGCTGACTCTTTAGAAAAATACAACAAAATCAAACCAAAGCCAATAGACAAATCTGTAGTAAATACAACAATGCCGACAATCCCGACTACTACAACAGGCGGCGGCGGATCTACAACAGGCGCAGACAAAGCGGCTAAGGCTGAACAGGCTCGACTAGACAAGATAAAAGATTACGTTGATAAAGCCAACGGTATTTATGACGACATGTATCAAACAATGGCTGACGCTCAACAGGCTTACGCAGACGCAACAGCAAATCGTGATGAGGCAATTCTTAACGCAAAAGAAAACTTTGCTGAGCGTGTAGCAGATCTTAATACCCGCTACGCAGAGCAATTGGCTGAGGCTCAAGACAATCACGATCAGGCTTATGCTGACGCTCGCAAGCGCTACACCAAAGAACTCTTAGACATAGCAAAAGATTACGCAAAACAAAAAGCGAACATTGAAGAAAAGTATCGCGACAAGGTAAAGGATCTTAATGACAAGGCGGCAGAGGATCTTGCTGACCTTGAAATCAAGACTCAAGAAAAGATCAAAGACCTTAAAGAAAAAGCCGCAGAGAAGTTGCTTGATCTTGAGGAAAAGTACCAAGCCAAGGTTGCGGATCTGCGCGAAAAGGCTGAGGACAAGTCAAATGACTTAATCAAGAAGGCCGCTGAAAAGCGTGAGTCAATAGTCAAGCAATCTATGGATCGCCTACGCTCAGCGTTTGCCTCTAAGACAGGTTTTGATCTGTCTAAAGCCTTTGAGTCAGGCGGCTCAGTTACAGGCCTTCTAGATGACCTCAAAGCCAAATTACAGGGTGCTAAAGATCTACAAGCCAATGCCGCCGCGCTCGCAGGTATGGGTTATTCGCAAGTCTTTATTGAAGAAGTGGTCAAGAATGGCCCAGAGGCAGGAAACGCGATTGCTCAGGCTTTGCGCGGCGCTTCACCAGAGGCAACAAAAGAACTTCAAAGCCTATACAACCAAGTAGATACTATTTCGGCTCACGGCTTAGATAGCCTTGCCGCAACAATGAACGCTGGGGCAAACCTAGCAACTGAGGAACTACTTAACGCTTATAGCCAAGTAGGAATTGATCTCCAAGAGTCACTTTCAACCGTAGCAACTGATTTGTCCGCTTCACTAGCGGCTCTTAAAGCGGATCACACCAAGACTATGGCCGACATTTCTGCGGCGTTAGCGCAAGACACAGCCAAGGTGTTAGCAGATCAGGCGACTTCTATTGCCGACATTAACAAAACACTTTCAAAAGGTTTGGCTGACGCAAAGGCTGAGCAAGACAAGGCTCTTGATGAAGCAAAAGTAACAAGAGATGAACGCCTTGCCGCCGCTTTAGAAACCCTTAACGAATCATTGGCTGACGCTGACGCGGCGTTGAAAGAAGCGCAAGATAAGGCCAAAAAAGCGTTGGACAAAGGTTTGCTTGACGCTCAAAAAGATCTTGATGACGCGTTACTCAAGGCTCAAAAAGCATTTGACGCGGCAATAGAAAAAATTGAAAAAGACACAGACGCGCGTATTGCGAAAATGAAAGCGGCTATCGCTGAGGTTGCTTCGGCGCTATTGGCTTTGGGCGCAAAGCAAGAAGCGATTGACGTATTGAAAAATGCTCCAGTTTATGTCCCAACCGCTGGTTACACAGTCGCAGACGCAGTGAAGAGAACAGGCGCTTTAAGCGCGGCTGAATATTTACGCGAGAGTGGCGGTAAAAACAACGTCACAATTAACACAGTAGTCAATAATAGCAACACAACCAGTGACGCTGAAATAGGCGATACAATCGTTAAAATTGCTAAATTCGGATTGGTGGCGACTCTTTAATGCCTGTCGTAACCGCTAACTATTCATTTTCATTTAACGGCGTAATCTTTGGTGGCGCGGGATCTCCCTATCAGATCCAGTCAGTAGACGGGCTTGAAGGCATACCTCAGATCCGTAACCAAGACGATAATCGCGGCTACGCAGACGGTATGTTTTCGGGTCAAGACTTTTTAGGCGGCAGAACTGTATCAATCACATTTTTGACTTTGGCTTCAACAGGTAATTCAGCGCAAAAAAACTTCAATACAATCCAACAAGCGCTACTGCCTCAGACTTCAGGCACAACCCCGTTGTATTTCATACTTTCAAACGCTGGAACAGAGCAGTTGATTAACGCTCGCGTTCGCGCTTTCAGAGCAAATGTAGATCCTAACTACACCTACGGTTACATCGTGTCGCAGGTTGATTTCTTTTGCCCTGATCCCAAGTATTACGACAGCACTCTACAAACAGGTACTTTGGCGATCTCTAACCCGTTTGGTAGAACGTATAACCGTATTTACAATTTGGTATACGGCGGCGGATCTATTGCTACCACTACCGCTGTAACCAATAACGGCTGGTGGACTACTTATCCAACAATCACCCTCAATGGCCCAATTAAAAATCCTACTTTAGGTAACGTAACGCAAGGAAAATACATTACAATTACGGGTACGTTTACAAACACGGACATAATCATGG